CGTCGGTGGCTTTTTGTGCGAACTGTTCACCCGATGCAACCCCGGGGATCAGATATGGAGAGATCTGTTTAAGGCCACCAAGAACACCTTGGTCCTTAAAACTGTCAAGAAGCCCGGGAGGAGCTGGCTCTTCCTCCTCAGGTACGGGACTAGGTAAGGCGTTATCTACGAGACTCAATCAGGGCCTCCAACACGAGCTGTGCCCATTCCCGTGTTTCTTCCGAAACCTCAGGGTGAGTAGACAAAGCATCAAGGATTGCTAACCGTTGCTGGTCAGCAGCTGACTGTTTCTGTGGAATAGGAGGTGCAGGAGGAACCCGGGGCTGGTCCAAAGGAACATCAGGCTGGCTTGTTGGGTTAAGAATCGGGCCCGGAAGCATCCGAGGACCAGTCTTTGGTCGACCCATCGGGGCTGAACGTTCAGTTGGTGGAGCACCCGGAGTCATACCACCCGGAGCAGAAGGACCCTCAGATGGAGGTTGCATCTCAGGCAAAGATCGACGGAGGTTCGCTAACTCTGCTTTCTCTCCATATGTTCCAGACTCAGGTTTGTTGACCGAAGTGTTCTGAGTAGGCGTTTTCTCGATATCCATTTCTGCCATTACTGACAGCTTTCACAAATCTCAACGTCGTCAATCGAACACTCGATAGGAGTGTCGTCATCAAACGGATCTGTCAACAACTCAGGACGCTCACCCATTTCTTCGAGTTGCATCCACATTCCATCATCACGCAAATCTTGTGTTTCACTCATCCAGTCACCTGTGTTCCCAACATTCCGCCATCACCAGCTGGTGTTCCTAGGCGAGCCAATAGTTCTGCGCCCCCCGGAGGAGCTGGAGGAAGCGGCGGAGCTGCGCCCGCCATTCCTTCTTCTGGTTGTGGTGGAGCATTCGGATCAACCGGAGGCCCTATACCTGTCGGCACCATCTGCTCTAACCGCTCTTTTTCTGGTTTAACGATGTATTCCTCAAACAGGTCGAAGAGGTCATCGCCCTTTTCACGGGCACGAGCTATATCGACCAGTGCCTCGTTCGGAACGAGACCAGACTCGAGTCCCTGCAATAGTTTCGCTAACGCCATCGACCGGAACTTCTCCACGTCAAGACGTGAACGTTCACGGCCCACATCAGTCAAACCATCGATGTTCTCTTGAACGAACTCTTTAGAAACAAACTCTGCTTGGCTGTACTGAATGTGCAGCACAGCGGACTGTGCAGGGTCACGTCCAAGACCGAGTCCGTATTCCACTCGAAGACGGTGAGCTGGATCGATATCGGTACGAGAGTTGTACTCCGACAAGAATTCTTGGTTGCGGAGAATACCTGAAGCCATTTTCTGGCCGGGGAAATATGCTTTATCAACCTCAAGAGCTATCCGTAAAGCACGCTCAAGTTGCTGTTGCAGTATTTGGTGATACGTCCTGATAGCTGTGTTCATCATTCCAGCTGAAGCTTCAAGGAACTTCGCTGAAGCGATTGACTGGTCAATCTCACCGGGACGGCTTCTCGGCCAACGACCACCAACGTGGATGCCCTCAATGAGTTGAGCCAAATCGGCTTGCACGTTAAGGGAGCTGACAGCTGGAGGGACACGACCAATAGCGCCTTGCGGTCCCAGCTCGATAAACGAGCCACCGCCGTAAGGCATTTCACCAATCAGGTCTTTCACGAAGATGTCTGAGTAGACAGCTTGATCGGCGTAATCCAAGATCAGACCCATTAAACGGATATGAGCCTCGAGGAGACCGATCACCTGATCGAACTGGCCACGGATCTCTCCGTCAAGAGCAACTCGAGACCCGATCACTACCGGGCAAATACCTACTTTGTTGGGTATTCGTTCCAGCTCAACCGGTAAAGGCACGTCTTGTGACGAGCCGTAAGCAACTAGACCGGAAGCAGATGCCTGATATAGGCCAGTCAACAAATATTCTTCTTCGTCGTAGTATTCGACGAGCACAACCTTCGAATTCTCGTCAGGATCCCCATATTCGTTGTACTGACCTAAGGCGTCACGCAGTTTGGCTTGATATGCGGGAGGGATCTGAGTGAAATACACCTCTCGAGCAAACATGCATCGACGAACGTCGTCACCCGGACGAAAACCCGGTTCCGGGTAGCACTGTCGTGGGTCTCGACGCTCAATAAGTGGGATACGTTGCTCTAAATCAGGAGTAACTGTCCACACCGACATGCCGTAAGCGGCTTTGTCGAGCACTGATCGAGGGATCAGCATGTCAATCGCATTCACATCCATATAGGACACAGCGATCTGCTCCATCAGAGCAGCAGTTTTCTTCGCTCCCTGAGTGGGACGATCTGGTTGCACCCGAACAGTCGGAACAAGCGAAGCTGACTCAGCTGTATCCTCGAGCGCCACCTGAATCAGGTTTGGTGATCGAGAATCCACTCCCTCTTCGTCCGGGTCAAAAATGTCGAAATCGCCACGGACTACACGGTCAATGGTTTCCATCCGAACATCACGGTCATAGTGACGTGAACGCCACGACGCATACATATTCGGAAGCAGGTTGATGTCTAGCATCAGCTCTGAACTTCAACGATGTCTACAAGCGTCCGTTCGATCTTGCTCATTTCTCTACCAGTCCTTATTTCGAACGCCTTAGCTCTCACCTCTGCCTCAGTAGAATCTTCGGGCATGGTGAAGTAGACGGGTTTCTCATTAACCAACGTGGCGCACACAATTTCGTCACTAGCTTTGGCCGAGCTGGCCCGCTTGTACGCCTGCTTATTTCTGAAAGTTTTGAACATAGGGGCCTCAAGGAGCCACCCGACAAGTGTCGCCTAGTTGCTGGGGTTCCAGATCTCAGAGTCAATATTCATAGGGGCAGGACCGTCTTCGATGTCGTATTCCTCCACAGACCCGTGAGATTGGGCTTGCCCAACGGTCTGTCTGCGGTACCCCCACTGACCTCGAGTCATATGACCCGGTCGTTGATCCCGAAGGTTGATACCCCGAACCTCTTGGTTCTGGAAATCCACCACACGACGGCGACGTTTCACACGGTTAGGTACCCGCATACGTTCATGGAACATCGGCAGATGAGCCCTGTTCATCAGATCCCTGATACCAAGATCAGCGAACCACAAACTCATGACACGGTCACTGACAGCTCCCATTGGGAAAGCGATCAGCTCCTCCAACAACGGTTGGAAGATCTGTGTAGTGGGGGCGTTACCCCACGGGATAGAAACCAAACCAGTTTCCATCAGAGGAGCCATTGACTCGACACCGAACTGAGGATCCCATTTGTTGCCATGAGTGTGGTGAGGAACAACCCTCACTCCACGTTTAGCGAGATGCTGTACCAGCTCCATGTCGTACTGCACGATCTGTGACTGCACACCGTTCGACTCAACTCTCCACTCAAACAACGGATACCGGTCAGTCCAATCCAAAATCTGGTTCTTCATCTGAGGAGCCTTCATTGACTTAACAGCCAACGAGTCCACCAAATACCGTTTGCCGGTAGCAGGGTCTACCCCTATCAGTGTGAAAGCGGTGTACCCCGATCCTTTATTAGCCCCCGCCGGATCCAAACCAGCGAACAAACGCCACGAAGGATCAAAGTGGCCTTGCACTCGAGACGTGTCTTTACACATATCGAGCATCTCTTGAGTGAACGAAGCACCCACACCCGGAATATCGACCTGCTGATAAATCAGCTGGAAGTCCGCTGGACGCATTTCCGAGCGGTGAACCAAAGCTTGCGTGTACGGAAAGTGTTCCGGCCACAACGTTGACTCAGTCTCATCGTCCATGATGCACGGATACCGAAGAACCTTGTAACCAGCTCGAGTGTTCAAAGCCGCATACACGTCACCCGGATTGACACGAGTACCAATCCAAATAGCACGCCCCGACTTACCGATACGAGACAAAGCTTCCTTGTCGAACCACTCCAACATGGCAGCAACCCGATCAGGGTTACGCATATTGTCCAAAGTCGCTACGTCATCGAACTTGATTACGTCAGCACGACGACCATAGATCTGTTGACCGACACCAAGAGCTGCGATGGTCGGATCCTTCTCAGCAGTAGTACGCCCAGCAACATAAATAGATTCACTTGACCAGTTCGACTGCCCGTCAGGCTTATGTGGACCCCAATCCTCAATAGGGCTCGGACCACCCTCATACAGCTCAGGGTTCGTCAACATTTCCGAGATCGAATGCATAAACGTTCTAGCGAACGGCAACGACTTCGACACAATCAATGTACGCAAGTTCGGATCCCGGCAAACGTCATACACCGTGTGCCACACCGTCACCAACGTCGACTTCGAATGATACGGAGGCATGTTGATCAACACTCGAGGATTCGGTTCAGTTATCGCATCCGCAATCTCCTTATGGAACCCCGGAGTCTCATGATGCACACCACAATCCGGGCACGACCAGTTCTGCAAATAATGTTCACAAAACTCCGTGAACGTCCCAATCCGACGCTTCTCATTCAAACCCAAAGGACCAACCCGTTGCTGCTCCTTCACCTCAGCAATACGAGTTTCCCTCTTCTCCCGCTCACCCTTCATACGGCCAGACAAATGCTGACGAGACACACCGAATTCCTTAGCGGAATCCGTCTGAGTCCAACCATGATTCAAACACTTGTCGATAGCCGCCTTATAGCGGCGCTCCTTCGACCACGTCTTGTATTTCGCCAACCGTGGCTCAGGCATCTAACAGCTCATGTCCCGGCGCAACTTCTCCCACACCGTCCACTGACTCTCCGTCCAATTGTGATCTATCGAATCCATCAACTGGCTGCACTGCGGACTGTAACCCTGACCAGCGACTATGGACGCAGGGGCTGCGGGAGGGTTTTCGTTCCCGGGCCACAGCATTACGAGTCCACCGATGGCTGTGCCGACCGCTATGGCGGCGGCAGCAACTGCCTTGGTGATTCTGGTTACTAGTTGACTCCACTTGTCTGCTTTCTCTGCAACATCTTCAAAGCTCATTTAACGTCCCCACTTAATACCCTTGACTAGTAGACAGGTCTCGGGTATCTAGTAGAGAGTCCACCTTGGGTCAACAGTAATACCAGTCCAAGGAACAACTCAAAGCATTGGAACCGGAACCCCGAGCCACTGGTAGGCACTCGGGACGGTCTGTCACCTGAATAAGGTCAGCAAAAACAATGTGAGCGACGACAGCTCGTTAAAACTAGGTCGGGGAAATACAGGGTGGGGGGATAAACCAGTATGCCTAGTCCCGGGTGGACGAGGGACCGAAGGTTCCTCGAACCAGTCTTGCTTTTGACAAAAAGAAGACAAAAAT